TTTTCTAGCCAAAATGCAAAAAAAGGTTGACCTGTAGGCTAGTTGTGCTATTATATATGTATAGGTTAACAAAACGGAGCTAGACGTTATGAATACCAAAGCAATTATCCCAACTCGCGAACAACTTTGTGACTACATTTATTATCGTCACAAGGATGCTTATGGCGTTAAAGGTCGTTTTTACAACTTTGATGCTATGAGCTATGCGGAGCTCGAAGCAGAGGCGGTCCGTCTCGATGAGGCTGCTATTGAGCAAGAAGCTCATGAACGCCGCTGTGATGCTGAGGCTATCATGGAGTTCCGTGCAAATATCCGCCGTGTGCGTGATATTTGCGGTTGTGACCGTGATAGCGCAATTCGTTACATGCTGGACGAATTCCGTGGCGAGTATGACGCTGGGTACGTTTGTTTCGTACTGCGTCTTCCTTACAGCATGCAGAAGTACATTGAGCCTCGCTTGGCGGAGCTCAATGACAGTGCTCCTGAAGAGGAGTTTGTTGAAGCATACGATGACCTGGAGGTAGCGGCATGATCCGTTTTTGGTTAGTTGATAAGGACGGCAATGTTGTATTCAACACTGTTGACAAGCAGGAAGCATATGAGTATCAAAACCGTCGTCGCCCAGACACGGTACTGAAGATGGTGCGTGTATGAGCAGGTACGATAGTTATTACGCTATGCAAAATGCAAAGCGTAAGTTTGAAAAATCAAATCCCGGAGTTAATTGGAATCATGTTGGAACTGATGTACAAGATAGTTACATCGATCCAGAAATGGAAAAGCGTGGTTACAAGCGCAATCGTTACATCGGTGCAGGTGCATGGGAGTGGACAAAGGTATGAAAGAAGCATTCTTAGACGCAGTTATGATGCTGTGCTGGTTTCAGTTTGTGCTACTTGTAGCATTTAGATTCTTCCACAACGTTCCGCATCCTGCATTCCTGCTTGCAACATCATGTGCAGGCATTGGATTTGTACTGTTGGTACGCAGAGTCCGCCAAAGCATTTATGCCTAACTAGTTAGGGCGATAAATACAGTTGAGGAAAAATAATGCCAAGACTGTCACTTTATCGCCCTAATCGTCAAAACGATTACAAGTTTATTGATCGCACTGTCGCTGAAATGTATCAGGTAGGCGGTGTCGATATGTATGTCCACAAGTATCTTGGGCCTAAGCCTAGCGGTGACGACAGTTCAAGCATAAGTGGTGGCACACAAGATGCTACACAACCAAGTTACAGCAGTGAAAACCCACTTTTTATTGAAGATTTATTTTTGCTAGAAAACCGAGATCGCAGTTATTCGCAAGATATCTATGAAATGCGTGGGGTATACAATGCACAAGACATTGACTTTGATCTTAGTCAATTTGGGTTGTTCTTAAACAACGATACACTTTTTATTACGTTCCACTATAATGCAATGATCGACACATTAGGTCGTAAACTTATGGCAGGTGACGTGTTAGAATTGCCAAATTTAAAAGATTACCATCCTTTGGACACAGATATTCCAAAGGCTTTACCAAAATATTATGTAATTCAAGATGCAGCTTTTGCAAGCGAAGGTTTTTCACAAACTTGGCTTCCGCATTTGTGGCGTGTCAAGGCTACTCCATTGGTAGGCGCACAAGAGTACAACGATATTCTTAGCAAACCATTTGCCGAAGATAATGTCTGGGATTCAGGTAATTATTATCCAAGTGGGTCTATTGTGTTAGACGGATCTACATATTATAGAGCAATTGACGATGTAGATCCTGGCATTGAAATTACAAATACAGATTACTGGACTGTGCATACACCAGATACAGAATCAGATCTACTCACTACAAAAGTTAACGATCTAGATATCAATGATAAAATACTTACACAAGCCGAATTTGAAGTGCCACTTAGTGGTTATGACAATAGCAAGTTTTATATCGTTAGCACAAATGCAGATGGTACGCCCGGTAATCCAACACAAGACGATTCAGTAAGCGACGGAACAGTTACTCCACAAGGCGAAGGATATGCACTAGGCTACTTAACTGGCACAGAAACAGCACCAAACGGTTTACCAGTGACACCAGGCATAAGTTTCCCTGTAAATCCAGAACAGGGCGAGTATGCGCTACGGTTAGATTACTTCCCTAATCGACTGTTCCGCTATGACGGTGCAAGATGGGTTAAGGTGGACGATAATGTAAGAACAGATCTTACACCGGGTGCTGATAACGATTCACTACGCAGTAGCTTTGTTAACAATGATGCTACAGTTGAAACTAAAGACAGAGGCGATATTCCAAGTCGTCAAAGTCTCAGCAACATATTACGCCCAGAGGCAGATAACTAATGGCTCAACAGTTTTTTTATGATGAACAAATACGAAGATTTTTGTTACAGTTTACAAGAATCTTTAGCAATTTCCAAGTAGAATACGGCAGAGAAGAAGATGGCAGTTATGCACTGTATCGAGTTCCTGTGCGTTACGGAGATGCTAGTAGACAAGCACAAACAGTACTACAACAAAACAGTGCTAATAGTATGCCAGCAACTCCACTAATGACTTTTTATGTTACTGGTTTAAACTACGCCCGTGATAGAATGCAGGAGCCTTACTTTGTTGAGAAACGCAATGTGAGACAACGTGTGTGGGATGAAGATACGCAAACATATGATACCACACAAGCAAATGCTTTTACCGTAGAAAGACTAATGCCTGTGCCTTACAATTTAGAAGTCCAACTAGACATTTGGACTAGCAATACAAATCAAAAACTTCAGTTGTTAGAGCAAATACTCACACTTTTTAATCCAAGTTTAGAAATACAAAGCACAGACAACTTTTTAGACTGGACAAGTTTAAGCGTAGTGAATCTAGAAAGAAATCAGTGGAGTAGTAGAAGTATCCCAATGGGTACTGAAGATCCAATTGACATTTCTAGTTTAGGTTTCAGCATGCCAATTTGGATTTCGCCCCCAGCAAAAATTAAGAAACTAGGTGTTGTACAGAAAATCATTGCTAGCATGTATGAATCAGATGGTGACCTCAATGAGGCAATTCTTGATAACGATCTGTTATTAGGAACACGACAGAAGATGACTCCATATAACTATCAAACACTGCTTATCGGTAACCAACTACAGGTGTTAGAACATAACGCTGTCGGCGAAGAAATAGAAAGTATAGATGCCCCATTGAGTCAACCTAGCAATTTAATGTGGCACACAGTTGTTGATTTGTATGGTGAACTACGCAATGGCATAAGTCAAGTAAGATTAACAAATGCGTACACAGATAGTGAAATTGTAGGCACTGTTGCATATCACCCAACCGATGATAGATTTTTGCTGTTTACAGTAGACGAAGATACTATCCCAACAAACACACTGGATCCTGTAAATTCGATTGTGGATCCTTTACGCAAAGGCCCTGGTGCAGGTTTGCCAGCGGCAGCAACAGGGCAACGATATCTATTTGTTGAAAGTACTGGCACATCCGATGACGGAGATGCAGAAGCATGGCGTGGCACAGACAGTACTCCACTGGTTGCTAATGCAAATGATATTGTTCAATATGACGGCACAAAATGGACTGTGGTTTTTGATAGCAGTGAACTTGCAGATGTACAGTATGTTACCAATCTTACTACAAGTATTCAATATCGTTGGGCAAGTGGGCAATGGCTCAAAAGCTACGAAGGACTTTATCCGGGGGGAGAATGGAGTCTAGTGCTATAAACGCTGCAGGCATTTGGTTCTACAGTATAGCAACAGATAGATACCTTTATTTGTTACGCAATGATTCCAAGCATTCTGGCACTTGGGGACTTCCAGGCGGCAAAGTGGAAAAAGGCGAAACTTTAATGACTGCAATTTATAGAGAATGTACTGAAGAATTGGGTAGTATGCCTGCATATTTAAAACTTGCTCCTATAGAAAAATTTACCAGTCCGGATAATAAATTTTGCTACCATACGTTCTTTTGCTCAGTTGAAACAGAATTTGTTCCGATATTAAATCACGAACACATCGGATATAGTTGGATTAAGAGTAGAACATGGCCTAGACCGTTACACCCAGGTTTATGGAATACTGTTAACATGCACGATATTATACAAAAAGTCGAAACCGCAAAAGATATTCAAACGTCGCAGTTAGAAACAAACTCCGAGTAAGACATATAATCATAATTTTTGTTCTGTCTCCAAGCAGGAGGAAGGTTAGCATTATTGTTCACAAAGATAAATTTTGTTTTAGAGTAGACGTTAATAACAGTTTCAATTTGTTGAACAACTTTATTATTATAGTTATTGTTTTGATCTGTACCATCAACACCAACACAGTAAATTTCATTATGCCCATCAAACGCCGCAAGATACATTGCTAAACCAGCATCGCTTGTTAAACTAACATTATAAGGAATCATATAAAATTCGCCAGGATAAGCTATACACTGCTTGGCACCAGTGTACACAGTAACACGCTCAGCATACCCTGAATCTATTAGTTCCTGCTGATCATTGAATGCAGTATCAACATAAAAGTCACACTGTAGTTCACGCCAACATCCTTCACTGCCGTAACTTTGTAAACGTTTTTTACCGAGTAGTCCGCCTTTGTGCCCTTGTAGTCTATGTATTGGGAAACGACTTCTACTAGCACCTGAACCAATTACAACAGCTCTTGCACTAATATAATTGTTTTCAATTGGATTAGGAATCCATTCTCGTTCTTGGTGTTTCTGACCGTTTTTAAATGAAGTTTTGACAATTACAAATTCACCGTCGTAGTCTTTGCGGTATCGCTCTTGTATCATAGTCTACCGCAAACGATTTCAATTTCCCCGGCTTCGTCTGTGTCTTTGCTTTGTACTGCTTTACCAACAACACTGCCTGCTGGTGGATTGTATTCTTCTTTCCAAGCCATTGCATGCCCAGGTGTATCACTTGATACCATTAGATCGCCTTGCTCAACTGTGCCAATTACTTTTGCAGGAACTCGCCCTAGTAAGGCAATAGCTGGATGCCATTCATTTGTTAAATCTGGACGACGATGAGGACTGTTCATTACACAATATGGATCTGTGGTTACAATACCAGCAATGCGTTTGCTTGTTGCTTCAGTGCTAAGAGTAACTTCGTTTTCACCACCAAATACCAATAAGTCACCAGGACCGTAGTCTCCGCTGTCAGCATGATATCTTTCTGCAACGTCGGCGTATTGTGCCTCTTTGGCGTTTGTTTCGAAACCGCCGGCAGTTGATCCATCATGAATACGCAAACTATCGTTGTCAGTATCAATACTCAATTCACCAGCAGCTCCAGTAAAGCTGTTGTTTTGCGAGGTTGTTCCTCTTCTAAATTGTAATACGGTTGGCATTGCTTACTCCTCTATACCATATTTATCTAATTATAATGTTCCTAAATCCAGTCCAGTTTCACTGGCAGTTTCAACACTGCCAATTGGATCCATTAAACTGAATACACTACCTAAGTTTACTCCAAATGCATCTGTACCGCCGGCTTCGAATGGTGTTTCTTGACTGGTTTGTGCAACGTTGTAACTTAGATCAAAATCACCATCAGTGCCCGGAAGTGTACTAAATGTACTGTTTGGATAACTAGATCCAGAACCTCCGCCGCTGCCAGGGTCTGCCCAACTTAGTGTCCCTGCGCCGTTTGTGGATAATACTTGATCTTCAGTACCGTCACTACTAGGTAATGTCCAAGTGATATTACTTCCGATAGTAGCAGGTGCTCTAAAACTAACATAGTTACTGCTGTCACTGTCATAAAACTCTAGTTCTGCTTGAGCATTAAGTTTTAAATCAGTGCCCACTTGTGGACTTGTAAGAGTTTTATTTGTAAGGGTTTGTGAACCAGTTAATGTAGCAACAGTGCTGTCAATGCTGAGTGTTTGTGTATGATCTCCACTGGTGGTGTCTTGAGTTCCGGATAATCCAGTGCCAGCAGTAATATTGACTCTGGTAATATCTCCTGTGTTAGTTGTAAAACCCGAGTCGTTGTTAAATGCCGATAAACCAATTTCTGCAAAACGCTTTCTTCGTTCAGCACCATTATCTAAAAGAATGATTTCATCTACACTGCCGTCGACTGCGGAAGTCATATCTGTGAATTCTGACAAATCAAGACTAATAGTAATACTGCCAGATGTAGTAACCGGTGATCCACTAACATCTAGTCCTGTGCCCGGTGTTATACCAACACTTGTTACGGTACCAGTATTAGTGGTAAATCCACTGTCGTTATTGAAAATACTAAGTCCAATTTCACTTGCGGCTTTACGTCTATCGGCACCTGCGTCAAGAACAATAAACTCATCAGTGCCAACCATAGTGGCGGTCATGTCAGTGAGTTCACTTAGGTCTACAGCAAGAGACACTGATCCAGATGATCCGCCACCGCTTAATCCAGTTCCTGCTGAGACATTCGTGATGTCACC